GTTTCCCAGTCACGATCGGACAGCAGTTTTTCTACCCCCTCACCGTCTGGGTAAAGTGTGTTCAGTTCTTTATGGACCATTTCTTTTGAAAAACCTTTCCTAGACCCGCCAACAAACAGCTTCATAGTACTTGGCACCTCATTGCTTTGTGATGCACGCCGTCCTTCTTAGCAAAGACGACGTGCTCACCTACGTAGGTCATAAGGCAGTTGCCTAGCCCTTCTATATCGTAGAAGTATCCAGCTTTAATTGTCACGAACAGGTTCCCCATTTTCAATATGCCATTCTGCTCTGCAATTACGGCAGAAGAACTCGTCGTGATCTACCAGCAACACTTCATCTGACATACACCAAAAGCACAAGGGCTTAGGTGAAAGGAACCTGTTGTAACTCATCTGTCTTCCTCGTCCTCATACGCCGCTTTTCTAAGCAGCTCGTTGTCTTCTAGTATCTCTTCGAGGTCGTCGTTTACATACTCTTTTTCATACATGAACGGCAACATATCTTAGTACTCCGGGTTATTGAGCATTGCCTCTAGCTTGGAGTTTTCGAAGTCAAGGTTTTCTTTGATACGCTCCTGAATGAACTCAGGCAGGCTCTCATAGACATCGAGATCAGGATTCTCAAGGTCCAGTGTGAACGTGTCATTGACCAGCTCAGGTACCGGCATACCAGCAGGCACACCACCTACACCGCCTTGGCCATCAATCTTAGCGTAACCGTTCTTACCTTCTACGAGAGTAACCATACAAGGGTTACCAAGCATACCGGTCAGGTTACTGAAGTCACCGCCCAGTGAGCGTACACGGGCTGCAAGGGTGGACTTTTCATTGTCACTGTTGGTTACGTCTTCGTGTACCCAGTGAGGACGACCATCTTCCATTGTAGAGTTAGGGAGTTCATAGGTAAGTCTTAGCTTATAAGCGGACTTAATCTCTTTGCCGTTCCATTCGAACCCAGGTTGGTGACCAAGGTCTACGATACCTACCGGTCGTGCCATGTGGGTACCGAAATCCGGTTGGCTTACGTTACTTGTGCTTTTCTTAGCTTTCATGTTTACCTCAATAAACGGGTTTAGTTAGGTGGTAATTACTTTTCTCACACCAAGCGTATGAGAATTTTTCAGTGACGTCTTTGACAACTTCCGGCTCAATAGGTTCCCCGTCAAGGGTACCGTGAAGTTCTCTGTCAGTAAGGTTCTCTGTAATGTACCAGTCTTTCAATATTTTCTTAGGTTTCTTAGCCATCAGTGTGTCTCCGCCCAGTTGTGGCCTACCTTAGCTTCAGCTGCAAGGGGTACAGTCAGATTGAAGTGACGTCCAGCTTCGACCACTGATTGCTCAGCAAGTTCCTTGAATGCATCCACGTCTTTAACAGCGACATCCCACTGTGCTTCGTCATGCATGTCAATAACTTTGATAGCGTCAAGCTTGTGTGCCTTAACCTGACGATCTAGCCAGACCATAGCCCACTTCATTACGATTGATCCGCTGGATTGGAGGAGAGTGTTAAGGGCTTTATTGCGCTGAAGGCGTCCATCAGTTCCTCGTCTAATCCAGAGCTTTCTTCCATCCAAGCCGAGAAGATAGCCGCGTCCAGCAGCTCGCTTGACACCTCTGACAAGTTTGTCAATTGCTGGGCAAGCAGATAAGAATTGTCTACGTAGTTCTCTCCCGCTTGCTGTATCTCCTCCTGCGATGCTTCCGAGTTTTGCATCACCTGCGCCGTAGTTAAATGCATAGATAAAAGTTTTTGCAGCGTCTCTTGTTGGCAAGCCAGCAAGTTTTTGATTATACGTGTGGACATCTGTACCTTCTTCCTCTCTTCCGTTAACGACACGTTCACTGAACTCGTCATCGCCCATGTAGTGGGCAAGCATCCTCAGCTCTAGGCCTGAGGCGTCGTATCCGACAAGTAGTCTATCTGGGCGGTGAGTGAAATACGACCGCATCTCATGGCCGTAGGGAACATGCTTCTTAGCTTTCGGCACATTGACGACAAGTCTGTGTCGCATCCGTCCAGTGTTAGTACCGCACGGGTTAGCTCCGGCGGGTAGCGTTTGATCTGGTCTGACATTCTTAATCCATCCTTCTATCTGTGACTTACGGTGAGACCATAGCTTACGATTTTTAATTAGAGCACCAACGCCCTCTTGAATCCCATCATCCCCGTCCTCGGAGAACTCAAGCTTGGGACTGGACCGCTCACCGTCAGGCGTATAGTTCCAAGATATGGGGCGCCATCCACTGTCAAGAAGAAACTGTTTGACCTGCTTATCTGAGTTGAGGTTGAACTCCCGGTATTCGATGCGTGAAAACGGGCCACCAATCTTGATATCCTCCAAGCAGTCTGCATACCAATCACGAACCATCTTACTGGGCTGACCACTTTTGAGAAAAGGTTTCCTAACTTCCACACCCCACTGTTCCACAGTGACCGGAAGTAACGGGAATAGTTCATTGTCAATCTCCTCGATCTTTTTCTCTAGGTCAAGTACACCTTGCTTGGCAGCGTCCACGTCAAAGTACACACCATCTCTGGCTTGCCTTGCCATGATCTCTGCGACTGCCATCTCAAGTTCGATAGCCTGAGACCAGTCGTGTCCAGCTTGTTCTTCTTGAAGAGCGTAGTAAACCAACTCATTTATTCGTACATCCTCTTGACAACGGTGTTTCATTTCCTCAGAGAACTGTGACCAGTCCTCATGCTCTGGCTTGCCCTTACCTAGTCGATATCCCCACGTTGCAAGGCTGTGTGGAGAACTTTTAACTCCTGGTGGGCTAAGTCGGTCTGGATTAAGTAGCCGTGAGACGACGAGGGTGTCATATGCTTTCTGAACGAGTCCCTTAATTCCATGCACTCTTTCCAAGAGGGGGATGTCGTACTCGATAATGTTGTGCCCGATGAGTACCTCTGCAGATAGAAGAGCGGATGCTCCTTCGGCAATCTCTAGTGGTCCATAGAACCTCTCCTCACCAGTGTCCAAGTCCTTGGTAGCTATGCACCAGATGGTGTCAGCATCCCATAGACCATTAGCTTCGAGATCAAATACTAGACGCTTGCCCTTAGTTACCTGCTGCACTGGAGTGCCAGCCACAGTTCCACTGGAAATGTTCTCTGTCTTGGGTACGGGGGCAGTAAGGGTTGTCATCTATAGATACTCCGTTCTTCTCAGCGTTCTTACCTTCTCTGTAGAGGGCAGTGTCTTTGTCTACTTGGTGATAATAGTTAGTATCTATATCATCGAAACCGTTCATGTTAGAACCTCGCCTTATGTTCTTGCTTCTGGGCCTCTTTGACATCCCAATTCGCAGGACGTTCAACTTTTCTTAGCCTGCCAGAGTGATCATCAAAGTGAAGGTAGTCAGCATCGCCAGTGCGCCCAGTAAATCGGCACTTACCAACAGTAACAAGTGATGTATTTGCACAGTATACCTCCGGGTGTTGTTGGTTACGGGTAAGGAAGATGACATCCCAGCTCAGCTGCTTGATAGAACCAGAGCCACGGAGATCGTCGAGGGTGGGACGCAGACCTTCTTCAAATGCAATGCCTTGGCCTGACGTTTTCTTGAGGTGTACTACTAGGAAGATTACGATACCAAACTCTTTTACAATCTTAGCAAGCTTGGTCATAATGGTGTCGATACGCTCGCGCTCACCTCCCTCGCTTGCGTACTCAGACACAATGATAGACAAATGATCAAGGAAGATCATCTTACAACCCTTGGCAGCGAAGTACCTTATCTTGGTAAATAGGTTGTCATCGTCCATACCCCCGAAATGGTCGTAGAGTTCCCATCTACGAGTGCCGTAGATGTAATCGTAGGCTGCTCGTTCTTCTTCAGGATCGACGTGTACATCTGGCAGAGTGATTCGTTTATTAAGGTGGAGGGAAAGCATACCACCGATAGTATCTCCCAACCCCTCCTCAAGCGCAATGTCTGCAAAGGAGTAATCAGTGGTACAGTGATAGTGGTATTTGAGTTCTCGGAGGAACTGAGTTTTACCGCAACCAGACCCGCTTGCAACTGTGACAATCGAGCCGGGTCGCACTCCATAAGACTTGGAGTTAAGACCACTCCACTGGGCCTGGGATCGTGACTGGGAAAC